GAAACAATATCAAAACAAATCAATTGGAAATCGTCTTCTACAATTGACTCGCCCATTTGTTCTCGAACAGACCCCAGACCTCTGGATGAGATTCCAATCTTAACACCAGAGTTGACCAAGTCCTTTAAGATTCTTCCGGAGGGTGTGTTGAGAACTTTGATCTTGCCCATGACATCTTTGCCTTCCCACCACATATCGGTTAACATGTGAGAAACATTCTTAAGATTAATAACTGAGTCATCAGGGTGATCAAGTTCTCCAGTTGCTCGACTATCTTTAACGACATTCATGTAGTTTTCTATTTCTCGTCTCAGAACTTTCTCGGGATACTTTCGTCCATTGCCGTTCTTCACGTCGGCCGTTTGTACACGACCAACAAGATACATGCCACCTTCTTTGATTTCTCGCTTTTCTCTTTCGGTTAAGATATCAAGACAAGTGCCATCAGGGCACAGTTCATAATACTCTGTTAGAAGTTTCTTAGACATCTTACTTTCTTCCCCCAGTCATAGTCAAGTTGTTCAATAGTTCGGGGGCCATTTGCTCTACGGCAGAATATGTGTTTGAATCTACAGCCAATGTTGCTCCCGGGTTCATCTTTAGAATCATTTGAACTGCACTTACCATAGCCTGTGTGTGAGCTTGCTCTCTTGACTCTGGGGATACAGTATCCTCATATGGGATGGCGCTAGCAGGCCGTGGGGGATATTCCCCTCGAGCACGTTTATCTGCGCGATGACGATCAATAGCGCGGTCTTCATCTGAGCCGGCAATATCGGTTACATACATTTCATTTAGTTCTTCTAAAATTATTTCTTGCAATTTGGCTTTTGTTAATTTCATAGTTTAGTTTCCTAATAAAAAAAAGGCGGGCGCTACCCGCCCGAGTCAGCTACCCTTACAACAATGTCGAACAGGTTGTAACATCCATTTGTTAGTCCAAGTGTTTTTCATTTCTATCTCCAAGATTTAAATTTAAGCCAGAATCTCCAAACAGCATGTTTAGAACGTAAGAAGATGCGGATGATACCCAGCCACATATCATCGCATTGACAATATTATAGTCAAATGTAAATAGTTCTGTGAAACCATTTATTAAAAATAAAAATAGACCAACCCAGAATCCCATGCACATTGGGCAGTGAAATAATTCACCCCAACCTCTAAAGTCTTCTTTGTCTGGTCTATAATTATCAAAAATCTTTCCGTATACGAGAATTTGCGTTAGGCCAAATGCGGCCAACAAAAACCAAATTAATTCCATTATAACCTCTTAGTAAGTATATTTTCCATAAAGATATGGCGTGAACATATTGTGCTGCAAAATTGAACCCTTCTCTTCTTCGTGGGGCACTTCGCCAAGCTCAGTTGAATGTTCAGCATCAGGATCTAGAGTCGCATCCAACATCATGTCGTCATGAGCTTTTTTGCTGTTAAAGTAAGGTCGCTCTCCATCCATCCACTTAGAGATGTTTAGTAGTGTCATCTTAACTGCATCCAGATCTTTTGATTCGTGAATTTTTGCTTCCAATGACCCATAAACGTTGCCGCCTTGAATTGAGTCAAATGCAACAATACCTTTTCTCTTTAAGTATTCAAATAGTCGAGACTCTGCGCCGTACACAACATCACTCATGATGTCTTTTGCAAAGGCAACAATTTTCTTTTTCTCTGTCATAATCACTATGTCGATATCAGAATGATCAAAAATCATTATGTCGCCGTTCAATGCTTTACGGGCATTTAGTTGAAACTTAATTGGAGGATTATCATCAGATATTTCAACACGCAAATCGGGCTCAGAAATATTTACTTTTATTTTTTCATCCTCGGCGTTTGTAATGTTTACTCTTACAGTCATCTTTTACTCACCTCATAGGCTAGGTTTTGCATATAAAACAAATCTTTCACCATTGCCTCATCAATAGGGCGTGTGGAAAAAGACTCCAGCTTGCCAATAACTTTTTTTGTTTTCTCAGTATACTCTAGATTGTTGCTTTTGTCAATAGATTCTGAGAGTTTTTCTTTTAGTCTGCCAATCTCTTCATTGATAAACATTTTTAAACCCAAGCCGTTATTTGAAAAAGAAGTAATATAATTTGTTAAAAGCTTTTTCTGTTCTTCTGTTAGGGAGTTTTCATATGTTTTGTTAAACTTATTGACAAACGTCTTATAAGTTAAATTATCAATGTGCTTCATTTCTTCTTCTGTTTTAGCCGGCTTTGTTACCATGCTAACCACACTTGACTCCAAAAGAAGCCGCTGCTTGGCAGTTGTCTGGCTAGAATTAAAAAACTGACCGATGGAAGCAATATCTCGATAGTTTGAGATAAAATTAGAAAACACTGAATTGGATACATTCTCTCTCATATCTTTAATCAATTTTGTCTGATTGTTGAATACCTCGACTCTATCAAGAGATTCGAAATCTTTCTTGCACTCATGAATGTATTTTGAAGCAAAATCTTTGGACAAGCTTGACTCAGATAAGACAGCGTTATAAATGTCCAGTTCCTTTCTTAGAGAAGACCCCTTGTGGAAATATTTTTTTATCATCTCAACAATTTTTTGCTTTTTTGTGTTTTCTTTTTTTACAATTGATTTTGTTAATTCTTTAATTAAAGATTCGTAAAGAAAAGCGGTGTTTCTTTTCTTATTATGTTTCATCTTCATATTCTTTCTTCTCCATTAAGCTTTTCAAAAGATTTTGAACTTCGTTGTTCACAGTAAATAGTTTTTGTTCTTCTAATAAATCATTGTCAACACTTTTTTGCTCATACATTGTACCAGCGGGACCCGGAGTGACATAACTGTTTGACATGTTAGCTAAAGCACTTAGTCCATGATCCCCATGAAGACCTATGTCTCTAGTTCTAGCTGTTGCCCGAATAGCATCTTTTGATATTCCAGCTTCAGACTTGATTCTTTTGGTTCTGCCTCCTTTTCTATTCCCACCGGGGACCATTGAGTCATCTCTCTTTGCGGGTGGTTCTGCCAACAGTGGCGACTCTTTGTCGTCGCCAGCAGGCTTGTCATCCCCGCCAGCAGCAGGTTTGTCATCATCTCCTCCAAGATCACCAAGGTCACCTAGGCCGCCGGCAGCATCATCATCTCCACCCCCAAGGTCGCCTAAGTCACCAAGTCCTCCGGCGGCTTCGCCACCACCTTCACCACCGGCAGCAGAGCCTTCAAGTTGTGCTGTGAACTTTTTATCGAAAAACAATTCTCTTTGATTACGCAAGAATTCATCCTCAGAAATACCAAGCATGTTTTCAGCAATCCATCGCTTAGAAAAGAACCCTTCTGTTGCAGCGCCAGCAGCTTCAAATTTTTGCTTCCAATGTTCTAGCTCTTGAAGTTCAGCTATCTTAGATGGGTTGTTCAGTCTAAGCTTGAACGATAACAAGTCATCCCCTCGGAAGCCCATAGTGTAAAGGTGGATAATACCAATCTTCTCAAGCTCGGTAGTTATAACTCTTTGAAGTCTCTGGATGGTTCTTGCGAATCTAACATCTTTTTGAGCAAGAGTTGTTTTGTCCTCTGTTGCTCCTTCGCCCATTGTAAGATATGACTGGGGGACTTTTAGTGCTGCAAAGAGTTTGTCTCTTAAATACTTTACATCATCAACAGTTCCAGTAAACTGGCCGCCTTGAAGGTTGTCTATCTTGGTATTGGATGTCCCACGTACAGGAATATAATAATCTTCTTCGATAGATAGAGGGTTATATCTCAAGTCAATCTTGCCGGTTGTTGGGTCAACAACTTGGTGACGCTTCATTTGTGTCATGACCTTTTGCATATACTGCTCAACATCTTGAGGTGCAATAGCACCGACATCAATATAAAACACACGGCGTTCGGGTGAACGAACGATACGATAAGCCATCATTGCGTCTTCAAGCAAGGTAAGTTGGCGCCATATGCGACGAGCGCCTTCCAGCACAGAAGTACCATATGGTGCATGTTTGTCGTTACCTAAGATGCGGAAATGAGCAACTTGCCAGTTTTCCAAAGTTAAACCAGCAGTGTTCCATTGAAACTGCACATAATTTGGATTTGATTGGTCCTGTCCCTCAAGACGCTCCACCTCACTTGGTGGTAGACCAACACAATTTCTTACACCGAGCCCATCATCTAATTCAAGATACAAGAATAGATCGCCGTACTTACACATTGTTCGAGACCAACCAAACAAGTTGTACTCGACATTTAAAACATTGTGATACAGGGTTTGCAAGATGGCTTTGATTTCTTCATTAGGGCATTTAATTTTAAGCATTGGCTGCAAGTCAGAATGTGTTGTCATCTCATCAGCGTAAATATCCAACGAGGATGCAATCTCAGGCATATACTCCATTTGGTCAAAGTCTACATATCTTTCTGAACGATTACGATTAGAAATCATATTCGCAGAAGTAATGTTCATAGGATTATATTCTGCTTTCTTGAATTGCTTGCCGCTGGCTGATTTGAACCATTTAGAATAAATATCTAAATGCCTTCGTCTTAGCTGGCGGCCTGTTTGGGTTCTCCTATTAACAATAGGACCAGAAAACAATCTCGTCAACGATCTAAATAAATCGGATTCTTGATTGTAGGGGTTTGAGTTTTTCTTAGCCATTTATCTATCCTTTAAAAATCCAAGCAAAATCTACTGCTTGTTTTATTTGCTTCTCATGTTTTTCTTCAAAAGTTTTTTTATAACCTTGCATACCTTCTATAGCTGTGTTTATGGTTCTAGTTTTCATGAACATCCCATCAAGCATTGCTTTTTTGTATTGTACGTCCCTTTGGCTTGTTTGAAGAGCGGTATCTCGAACCCAACAAGCTATAGCCAGAGACATAACTAAATCATCATGATATGAACGCATAGCTTGTGGCTTGCCATTGTACCATATAAATGTTTTTAGTTCATGAAAGAGCCTACTTGAATATAAAGTAATTAGTCCATTTCTTATGAACTCTTCTAATTTTGCCACAATCAAAGGGCGAGTCTTTGTTGAGGTTGTGAAGCCGGGAAGGGCACGGTTGTTAAGTTCGCCTTGTACATGATCGACAAATTCATGTGTTCCTTTGATTGAGTAATATAAATTTGGATACCCAAGATCAATAAGCTTTTCTAAGATAGATATACCAATACCATTGTTCTCAACCACCAACAGACATTTGCCGTATTCATGTCCCGTTTGGTGAAGCATGTTTGAATATAAATCTAAACTTGGTTTGCCCTGATACTCAGCAACAACTTCCATAGTCTCAAGCTTTATTATGTGAAACGTCGACGAATCAGAACCGTCGCCACGAGCGACATCAGCAACCATAAGATAAGAAAAGTTTTCATCGTATTTCTCCCATATCCAGAAATTTCTATCGTGACCCACTCTATATTTGGGCTCTCTTGTAGAGGCATTTAGTTTGGCCAAATCGTCAGGATGAATAACAGTGTCTCCGGAAGTGTTAAAGTTGCACTCTAGCTCTTGGGCAATTTGCCTTCGAGACATATTTTTTGTTTCTTTCTCGAACCACTCTTGATCTCTTTCTGGGTGGACATCCCATGGCAGATTAATTGTGTGAAAGTCATTCTCCATATTCTCAGCATCAACATAAGTTTTGTGAAACCAATTACCAACTCCGTTGGGTGTTGACAGAGCAATACATCTACCACCAGTTGATAGCGTGGGGTATAAACCAGTCCACAATTCATCAAGCCCTTCAACATGAGCAGCCTCATCGATCACAAGAAGCGAAAGCGCTTCCGAACGTCCCGCATCACCAGAGGTCGAAGTTGCTTTTATTTGCGAACCATTGTTCAATTCAAACGATGAGCGATTGTCGACTTTAATATTTGATATTCTAATCCATGGGGGCAAGTTTTTCATCATTGCTTTAACTTTCTTAACTAAGTTAGAAGCTGTGCCAAACTTGGTTGCCATTACAAGAACATTCTTGTCTCTATGGAACAACATCATCCAAACACAATAAGCAGCCGTGATCGTAGAGATCCCAAGCTGCCGGGCTTTTAGTATAACATTAAAGCGATAATCATTAAAGTCTGTAAGCAGGTCGTCCTGATATGGATAAGTTTTAAACGAGATTAAACCCTTCATTGGGTGAGAGATTCTACAATAGTTATTGATGAAGTATACAGGATCTTTTCCTGACTTCAGAATCTCTTTTACTATTTCTTGTTTGTTTGGTTGATAAGCCATGTCATCTCATTATGACTTTGGGCGGGTGTCGTTTTGAGGGCGCTTATTGTTATTGCTAAGTTCTAAAAACTTTTTAAATGAGTCCTCAATGGTGCGCTTCTCAGAGCTACCGTCATACTCATTATCAGGAATGCCCGAAATTTTAAAGTGCTGAACGGCTTGCACAAAAGAGCGAACCCGAGAAACAGATTGTGCCATAATATCTGGTTCACCTTGAGCGGACAGTGTTACACCCTTACCAGTTACCTTTTTATATTCTTTTTGGATTGCTCGTTTGACTTGGTTAATCATCTGTTGAATATCGCCTTCAAACTTACCACCATAAATATCTTTTAACATGATATCTGATTGGTACATGATACACATCATGTTACCCATAAATCTAACAGAAAACCCATCGTTGACTCTTTTGTCCAACATGATGTCGCCTTCTTCTCTTTTAAGGCCTGCTGCGCGGGCTTCACCGTCGTAAGCATAGCGCTCATCGTGGCCATTGGCCTTAATATCAGATACGGCCTGAGCCAAGCCTTGTACTACTTTTAACATTTCAGAATTCATTATTTGGTCTCCATCCAGTTTTCCATCTTTCTTCTCGGCCCTCGACCCACTTGATATAACACTTCTCACAGCATCTAAACTTTGACATGTATA